AAAACCAGTACTCAAAAGGTACAGGATCATTAAGGATTAAATTAAATCCAAAAGTAAATACAGGTACAGACCAGACAACTGGGGGTCTTAATTAATGACCGCACGTAAGAGATACAATGAACTGGTAGTAGATCGAAGACAATTCCTAGACAAAGCCGTTGATTGTTCAAAACTTACGTTACCTTATTTAATTCAAGACGATACATCTTCTAGACCAACACACGAGACTCTCAATATCCCGTGGCAATCAGTTGGATCCAAGTGTGTGGTAGGGCTTGCTGCAAAATTAATGTTAGCAATCCTACCTCCACAAGGTTCCTTCTTTAAGTTTCAGGTAAGAGAGGACAAGTTAGGTGAAGAGTTACCTCCCGAAGCAAGATCAGAACTTGATCTTTCTTTATCAAAGATGGAACGAATGGTCATGGACTATATCGCTGCATCAAGTGACAGAGTTGTAGTACACCAAGCACTTAAACATTTAATTGTTGGTGGTAATTCACTACTCTTTATGGGTAAAGATGGTATTAAGAACTATCCGCTTAATAGGTATGTCGTCAACAGAGACGGAAATGGTAACGTCCTAGAAATAGTTACAAAGGAATTGATAAGTCGAGACGTACTCGGTTACGACGTTCCAGTCAAAGAACCCAACACGGGCATCGACGAAACAAATGCTGGTACACATACTGATGATGTCGAAGTTTACACGTGCGTGAAACTAGAGAACGGCAGATGGGTATGGTACCAAGAAGTAAATGACATGATAATTCCCGGGTCACGTAGTACCGCTCCTAAGAATGCAAGTCCATGGTTAGTCCTGACTTTCAATTCAGTAGACGGAGAACAGTATGGTCGTGGCAGAGTAGAAGAGTTCCTTGGTGATCTCAAATCTCTCGAAGGATTATCACAAGCCTTAGTAGAAGGAGCTGCGGCAGCCTCGAAAGTTATCTTTCTGGTCAGTCCCTCTTCAACTACGAAGCCAGCCACTATCGCAAAGGCTGGAAATGGAGCCATCGTACAAGGTCGGGCAGAGGACGTTCAAGTCGTCCAAGTCGGCAAGACAGCAGATTTTTCAACTGCTGCTCAGATGGCACAAACAATTGAGAGAAGATTACTTGAAGCTTTCCTTGTTATGAATGTAAGGAATGCAGAAAGAGTAACAGCAGAAGAAGTCAGACTAACTCAGTTAGAACTAGAGCAACAGCTCGGTGGAATCTTCAGCTTACTAACTACATCTTTCCTCATACCCTATTTAGATAGAACACTTTTAGTTTTACAGAGAAGTAACGAACTACCTAAGTTACCTAAAGATGTTGTAAGACCAGCAATTGTAGCTGGTGTGAATGCTTTAGGTCGTGGTCAAGATAGAGAAGCTTTAACTATGTTCGTGCAAACTATTGCACAGACATTAGGTCCAGAGTCATTGATGAGATTCATTAATCCTCTAGAAGCAATTAAACGTCTTGCTGCTGCACAAGGTATTGATGTTCTAAATCTTGTTAAGACTGAACAACAACTTGCAGAAGCTAAAGAAGAGCAGATGCAGAATCAGCAGAACCAGACTCTACTTGAGCAGGCTGGACAGTTTGCTAATTCTAAATTAGCTGACTCTCAGAACATGCAAGGAATGCAACCACCACAAGAACAACCTGAATAATGGCAGAAACATTTTCGTATGATAATACTCCTGAAACAGAGGTTCTTTCCGAAGAGGAACAGAACTCTCTTGAGGTAGGAGAACAGTTAGAAGCAGAACATGAAGGACTACTAGCTGGTAAATATAAAAATGCTGAAGATTTAGAAGCAGCTTACTTATCATTACAAAAGAAACTTGGACAAGAAGAAACAGACTACGAAGAAAGCGACGAAGGATATGAAGAGGAAGAAGGAAGTGATGAGGAGGTATCTGATGAAGCTCCTGCGGTCAGTTTGATTAACGAAGCTTCAGAAGAATACTATGCGAATGATGGTCAACTTAGTGAGGAAACAATATCTAGGTTCTCCGATATGAGCAGCCAAGATTTGGTTAATGCTTACTTAGAGATCCAAGCCAACAATCCGCAAGCTCCTCAACAAGCAGTGCAGCTTTCTGAATCAGATGTAAATCAGGTACAGAATGCAGCAGGCGGAGAAGCTAACTACAACAGAGTCATTGACTGGGCTGCTGACAACTTAACTGATGGAGCTATAGATGCCTTTGATGCGGTAGTTGACTCTGGTAATCCTATGGCAATCAACATTGCTTTCCAAGGTCTACAAGCTGAGTACAACGAAGCTAATGGATACGAGGGAAGAATGCTACAGGGTAAACCTGCATCATCTTCAGGCGACGTGTACAGATCACAAGCCGAACTTGTCGCAGCGATGGGAGATCCACGCTATGACACCGACCCAGCTTATAGAGCTGATGTTGTAGACAAATTAAACAATTCAGATCTTAATTTTTAATGGCTAATAAAAAGAAAAATGCTTACAAAGACTTTGCAAAAATGACAGCAGAGTTTGGTAAAAATTGGAACACAATTAAAACAAATACCAAAAAGAAAAGTGAGCTATATAAAAAACTATTAGATCAATGAAAACAAAAGATCTAGATACATTATTCGATAACGAATACCCTTACGAACCACCAGTCAGAATTATTGAAATGACACACCACAACACACATCCAATTATGACAAAAGAAGCAGAAAGATTTAATGGTTGGGCAGCAATGCTCGGCTTCGTAGCAGCACTAGGTGCCTACGTAACAACCGGTCAAATTATTCCCGGTGTATTTTAAATGGCAGCAATCTCAGTAACAAGAGAAAGCACAAGTAATTGGCAAAAGTTTTGCGAGTGGGTTACAAGCACTAACAACCGTCTCTATGTGGGATGGTTCGGTGTGCTTATGATTCCTTGCTTACTAGCAGCCGCAACATGTTTTATTCTCGCCTTCATAGCAGCACCACCTGTTGATATAGATGGCATACGTGAACCAGTTTCCGGTTCTTTAATCTATGGAAACAATATTATATCTGGAGCAGTAGTTCCAAGCTCCAACGCAATAGGACTGCACTTTTACCCGATTTGGGAAGCTGCCACTTTGGACGAGTGGTTATACAATGGCGGACCATATCAACTCATTGTCTTTCACTTCTTAATAGGAGTAGCAGCATACGCTGGTAGACAGTGGGAACTATCTTACAGACTAGGAATGAGACCATGGATATTTGTAGCATACACAGCACCACTATCCGCAGCTCTCGCAGTGTTCTTGGTTTATCCTTTCGGACAAGGGAGTTTTAGTGATGGTATGCCTCTTGGTATTTCTGGTACTTTTAACTTTATGTTCGTATTCCAAGCAGAACATAATATACTCATGCACCCATTCCATATGGCTGGTGTTGCTGGGGTATTCGGTGGATCTCTTTTCTCTGCTATGCACGGAAGTCTTGTTACTTCCTCACTTATTGCCGAAACGACAGAGGAAGTCTCGCAGAACTATGGTTATAAGTTTGGGCAAGATGAAGAGACATATAATATTGTCGCTGCACACGGGTACTTTGGGAGACTAATTTTTCAGTATGCGAGTTTTAATAATTCTCGTTCTCTACATTTCTTTCTTGCTGCTTTCCCGGTTATTTGCATATGGCTAACAGCTATGGGAGTTTGCACAATGGCATTCAACCTTAATGGTTTTAACTTTAACCAATCAGTAGTTGATGTTAATGGGAAGATTATCCCAACATGGGCTGATGTATTAAACAGAGCTAATCTTGGCTTTGAAGTAATGCACGAGCGTAACGCTCACAACTTCCCACTTGACTTGGCTTCTGCTGAGTCAACACAAGTTGCACTAACAGCACCATCTATAGGATGAGCCATCAATCAAATGTTATGAGAGCAAGCATCACTTACTATGCACCTCAAAAGGAAGAAGAGAAAGAAACTGATAAAGAACTTTCTGACGACGATAACTCTGATAACTAATATCTTTATCATCTCTGGTGTAACCAGACATTGGCAACCACGTCCGTTCATCCCTTCGGGGACGCATGAGAACTAAGCATGGAACGGGGCTTAGTATATGGAGATAACCATGAAAGTTACTTTCGTATATCGTGGCGTTGCTTACACAAGAGTAGTCAAGTAGACCTTTGGGGAGGTGCGAATCCTCCCTACTCAATTTGGCTAAAGCCCTCTGAGGAGGATACCTTTAAGCCGTCGACGGTGGGAAAAGACCACAAAGCGTGCCAGTCTCACGCTAGACCAATTAAGACTGCAACAATTCTAACGTTAGGAACGACAATATATACCCTTACTTTTTAAGCAAAAATGGCACAACAGTCATCAGCTAACCCTACCTCACTTACACGTCAGGGTCAGCTTAATTCAGCAGGTGACGCTAGAGCCCTTTACTTAAAATTGTTCAGTGGAGAAATGTTCAAAGGCTTCCAACACGAGTCAATAGCTCGCGATTTGGTTATGAAGAGAACATTGAAAAACGGAAAGAGTCTTCAGTTCATCTACACAGGTAGAACAACTGCTGAGTTCCATACTCCCGGAAATTCAATTTTAGGTAACAGCGACGGCGCACCTCCAGTTGCAGAAAAAACAATAACTTGCGACGACCTATTAATCAGTTCAGCCTTCGTGTATGAGCTAGATGAAACACTCGCACACTATGAATTGAGAGGCGAGATATCCAAGAAGATTGGATACGCATTAGCAGAGAAGTATGACAGACTCATCTTCAGAGCTATTGCAAAAGGTGCAAGACAAGCTTCTCCAGTAGCTAAGACTAACTTCAAGGAGCCCGGTGGAACACAGATCAGAGTTGGTTCAACAACTAATGATTCTGATGCTTACAACGCAGGCAACTTAGTTAATGCTTTCTACGATGCAGCAGCAGCACTAGACGAGAAAGGTGTATCTTCAGCAGGAAGATGTGCAGTACTTAACCCTCGTCAGTACTACGCTTTGATCCAAGACATTGGTTCAAACGGACTTATCAATAGAGACGTTCAAGGTACAGCATTACAAGGCGGAAACGGAATCATTGAAATTGCAGGTATTCATATCTACAAGTCAATGAACATCCCATTCTTAGCTAAGCATGGTGTAGCTTATGGCGGAACTACAGGTGAGACATCTCCTTCAAACTTAGGAGACCACGTGGGTACAGCTCTAGCTGACGCACGTAAGTCTGTAACAGGACTAAACAACAACTACGGTAACAGCACAGACTTTGCTAAGTCATGTGGTTTGATCTTCCAAAAAGAGGCAGCCGGAGTTGTAGAGGCTATTGGACCACAGGTACAGGTTACATCTGGCGACGTATCAGTCGTATATCAGGGTGACGTAATCCTTGGAAGACTAGCTATGGGAGCAGATTTCCTTAACCCAGCAGCAGCCGTTGAACTATATGTAGGTGCTACAGCACCAACAGCGTTCGGTACAACATACCCAGAGAACGGTTAATTTATTCTTTTTATACGGGAGCTTCGGCTCCCTTTTTTTTTATTTATGACTACTCAAATAGCAACCGATACCGAACTATCCGCAGTTAATTCTATCTTGGGTGGTATTGGTCAATCACCGATTACATCTCTCACAGGTAACGCATTACAAAATCCAGAGATTGGTTTTATAAAAAATCTTTTAGATGAAACAAATAAAAATGTACAAGGTGAAGGCTGGCATTTTAATAAAGAAGATCATGTACTTAGATCTCCTGATGCAAATGGTAACTACCTAATTCCTTCTGACTACTTAAGGTTTGATGTACATGATGGATTGTATGACAGAACTAGAGATGTAGTAAGAAAAGATGGAAAGCTATACGACAACGTTCAACACACTGATGTTTTTACAGGCGACTTATATTTTGACATAACTTACTTACGAGCTTTTACAGATGTACCTCCAACTATCCAGAGATACATAATTGCTAGAGCATCAGTAAGAGCAGCAACACAATTAGTTTCTAATCCAGATTTAGTAAAGCTTTTAAAACTAGAAGAAGAGCAGACTAAAGCTGCTGCATTGGAATACGACTGTGAGCAGGGAGATCATACATTCTTTGGATTTCCACATGAAAGTAATTACAGATCTTATCAACCTTACAAAGCACTTATTAGATAATGGCAAACATTACACAAACTATTCCAGCGTTAACGGCTGGCATTTCACAACAACCTGACGAGCAAAAAATTCCCGGTCAGGTGAAAGACATGGTGAACGCCATACCTGACGTTACACAAGGATTATTAAAAAGACCTGCTGGAAAGTTTGTGGCATCTTTATCTGATGGAACAAATAATTCAACAGCAGATGGTAAATGGTTTCATTACTATCGTGATGAGAACGAACAATATATAGGACAGATAGCACGTAATGGTGTTATTAAAATGTGGGCATGTGTTGACGTAAAAGCTGCAAACGGCTCTGTCATCCACAATGCTGGAGATGAAGTTACTGTTGTTAATGGAATAGGAAATAACACATATTTAACTCATACGGATGACGAGGATATACAGACATTAACTCTTAATGATTTCACCTACATCAATAACAGATCCATTACAACTGAGATGGATACAACGGTTGAACCTCTTGGAAATTTTCAGAAAGAAATTTTTGTCGAGTTAAAAAGTATCAGTTATGCAAAACAGTATGCCTTAAACGTTTTTGACAATACCACTACAACAACAGTTACTACAGCCACACGTATAAGTGTAGCTCTAGTTAACTCAAGTAATAACTATTGTGATACAGGGTTCCGTATGAGAACTCATGCCGATAGAGGTAATACTCCTAATGCTAGATGTGGTACACAAGCCGGTGATGGTAGAGATGCGTTTGCACCTAATGTAGGGACACGTATTTTTAGTGTCAGTACTGGAGATACTCTTAATGACGAGGGAGCTGTTGGTGGAACTCTAGCTAATGGAAACGAGTCAGATACTAACTACAGTTATACAGTTAATATATTTAACTCATCCAACCAAGGCAGTCAGACAGGTAGAAAGAATTTATATTTTCGTATAGCTACAACTGGGCAATCAGTACCTTATACCGAAGGTTCTGGTTCAAGTCAGCAAACTACATATCAAGCTAGATATACAACTACACATGATTTACTTCATGGAGGAGAAGGTTGGCAGCAAGGTGATTACTTTTATGTATTTATGAAAGATGGTTACTACAAAATAACCATAGATGAAATAAGTACTTCAGTTGTTCAGGCAAACCTTGCGTTAGTCAGACCTCAACCTACACCTTTCGATACTGAAACTACTATTACTGCTGAAAGTATTCTTGGTGATATAAGAACTGAGTTAATAGCTAGTGGTAATTTTAGTGCTTCTGATATAAGTCAAATAGGTACAGGATTACATATAAAACGCAATGCTATATTCAATGCTTCTACGCCAGTAGGAGAGCTTTTAAATGTTGTAGCTGGAAAGGTTAACGATGTAGGAGACTTACCCTCTCAGTGTAAGCACGGGATGGTTGTAGAGGTTATTAATAGTGTTGCTGAAGAAGATAATCACTACGTTAAATTCTTTGGTAATAATGATAAAGATGGTGAAGGTACATGGGAAGAATGTGCTAAACCCGGGAGAAAGATAAGACTAAAAAGGTCAACTATGCCAGTGCTTCTTATAAGAACTGCTGACGGTAATTTTAGACTTACTGAATTAAATGGATCTACATATAGTATTGGTGGTGTTACTCAACCAGCAGTTCCTCAATGGGATGATGCTTTAGTTGGTGATGATGTAACTAATCCTGAACCTTCATTTATAGGCAAAAATATTAATAAACTACTTTTCTTTAGAAATAGGTTTGCAATACTTGCTGATGAAAATATAGTTATGTCTCGTCCCGGAGACTTTACTAATTTTTTTGCTAAGTCAGCTATACAGCTAATAGCCAGTGATCCGGTAGATATAGCAGCTAGTTCAGAATATCCAGCAATATTGTTTGATGGAATACAAACTAACACAGGTTTAGTTTTGTTTTCTAAAAGTCAACAATTTATGCTGACTACAGATAGTGATGTATTTAGTCCAACAACAGCTAAGATTAATTCTCTTTCTACTTATAACTTTAACATTGCAACTAATCCTATCTCTCTTGGTACTACACTAGGTTTTCTAGATAATGCCGGTAAGTTCTCAAGATTCTTTGAGATGGCACAAGTGCAGAGAGAAGGAGAACCACAAGTAATAGAACAAAGTGCAGTAGTTTCTAGACTATTTGAAAAAGATTTAAAACTTATATCTAACTCTAGAGAAAACTCAGTAATCTTTTTTAGTGAAGAAGGTACCTCTACTCTTTATG